CTTTGGCCGCCGCAGCTTTTGGGGTAAAGGCCGGGGTCGGAATGACTCTCATGGTTGACAATATCGACACCCTGACAGAGCGTTTTGAAAGGCTTGGGGTAGAGATTGACGAAAAGCTGCTTAGAGGGGCAGAGGAAGCGAAAGACAACATAGATGATTTGACTGTGGTCATAAAGAACTCATTTACCGGGGCAGTCGTTGCGGTTGCCCCTCAACTTGGACAGGCTGCTGCAAATATGGCAATGTGGGTGGCGAGCAACAAAGAGTTTATTACTCAAGATGTCCCTGGTAAAATAAATGATATGGTGGAGAGTGTAGGCGACATCAAAGATGTTTATGATGGTCTCCCAAAAGAGATCACGGGCGGTGCCGGGGTTCTTGGAGCTGCGTTGTTTGGAAAGAAAATGGCTCTGATCGTTGCGGCTGCAATGTTGTTGCCTAAAATAGCGAGATCCGTCAAGGGGGTTGGGGCGGTTGTCGAAGGCAGGCTTGGTTTTCTTGAACTTGCTACGATGAACGCAGAGGAACTTAAAAAAGCATTAGACGAACTCGGGAAACCATCAGGGGCAACGCGAGGATGGGGGGAACCGGATACAGACGCCGGAAAGGATACTGGCGGTGGGGTAGTCGGCGAAACCCCAGAAGAAAAGGCGGCAAGAATCGCGGCAGAAAATGCGGCTGCTACATTAGAGGCAGCCATAAACAAGCAAGTCAAAGCTCTTGAACTCCAGCGTGACACTTTCGGGATGGCCTCAAAAGAAGTCGCTTTATACCATCTTAAAATGCAGGGGGCGACTGACGTACAATTAGAACAGGCCGAAGCCATACTTGATACGATAGACAACATGAAAGCCTACGCCGCGACTGATGAAGCCATAATTCAGATGATGGCCGACATTGAGGAGGGCACAAATACATCTATTCAGGGACTCAAAGACCTGGCCGACACGACAGAGGAAAAATCCAATGTAATGGATGATGCCTTCGCCGGTTGGGGAAGCTCCTTTTCCTCGACCCTTAACGATATGCTGTGGGGATCGGAGGTGACATTTGAATCCATTGCGGAATCATTTGCAAAAATGGTCACTCAGATGATGATTCAGAAATATCTTATTGAGGGGATGTTTGATAGTGATGGTGAGAAGGGTTGGATTAGTACTGCATTGAAATTCGCCGGGTCACTTCTACCCTCCGCAAAAGGCAACGCTTTCCAAGGAGGCAATCTCCTTCCTTTCGCACAAGGCGGGGTTGTTTCGCTTCCGACAGTCTTCCCGATGGCTCAGGGGGCTGGTCTGATGGGTGAGGCTGGCCCGGAGGCTGTCATGCCCCTCAAGCGCACGAGTTCAGGCGATCTTGGGGTAGTCTCAAGCGGCGAGGGTGGAGGGACAACGATCATCATCAACGCGATTGACTCCAAGTCCTTTGCCGAGGTTGTCAAACGGAACCCGGGCTCGATTGTTACCGTGATAAATGATGCCTTGGAAAATCGAACAGGATTACTTGATACAATTAGAGGGACAATTTAATGGCTACTTTTCCAGAAATTGATACACAATCTCTAACAGTAGAACCAGAATTTAACACGCTTATTAGTCAATTTGATGGCGGCGGAGAACAACGCAGGAGCAAACAACTTTACCCAAAATACAATGTAACACTTGCATATGACACGCTTGAGGTTGTGGATGTGCGGACGCTATGGGAGTTCTACATGGCTCGCAACGGATCTCAGGAGGCCTTTTATATTTACGATTTCACCCTCTTTCTGGAGCACAAATTCAATCACAAAGGGCTATATTGTGGGACAGGGGATGGGAGCACAGTGATATTTGATATCCCCGGAAGGACGACCACCTCTCATACCATCTATTCCAATGCTGCTGATGTGACCACTGATACAACTATCCTGGTTGGTGGTGGGACTTCGAGCAGTGACCGTGTTGAGTATGACACGGCGCCCAGCGAGGGGGCGATTATTACCGCAGACTTCACTGGATATCTGAGGATAAGGGCAAGGTTCGCAGAAGATAAATTGCCGCGTGAAACATTTATTGAACAGATTTATTCTTATGGGATAAAACTGAAAGGACTGGCGCCAGCATGAGAGACTTATCATCAATGATCGAAGCTGCTCTTGAATCCGAAGAGGGGAAAATGTTCTGGTTTCTGGAGCTGGGGTTTGACACACCACTCCGGTATACCGATTGCGATGTTGATCTGTGGATCCCTGACGCTGACGAATATATAGATAATCCTGATAGTCTTGTGGGACTTTGGCGATTTAATGAGGGTTCAGGGAGTGTTGCGGTAGATGGCTCAGGGAATGGGTTAGACGGAACTCTTGTCAACATGGAAGATGCTGACTGGGTTGATGGAATTAGCGGGAAGTGTTTGAGTTTTGATGGTGGTATTGGTTCACTTGAGAGTGTTAATTGTGGAGGTGGATTAGAGCCAACTTCCGCATTTACCTATTCTGCATGGGTGTATGCCCTTCAAGACAGATTGCAATTTATTATGGGTGTTAGTGGCACTGGTGCTGATGGTACTTGGATGGCAATAAACTCTCCTGGAAAAATCCACACATCTATTTGTGATAATGGACAGGAAGTAAGTGCTAGTAATGTTTTCACAATAAATGCATGGCATCACGTTGTATTAACTTGGGATGAATCCACACGGAAAGCTTATGTAGATGGAGTGGAAGTTATTAGTACAGCGGATTCTACTGCCATAACCTATTCTACTGCGTACGATACCACGATTGGTAATACTTCTGGTAGCGGTGAAGCTGCTCGAATGTGGGACGGTCTTATCGACGAAGTTCGCATCTACTCCACCGCCCTCACCGCATCCGAGATCAAAGCACTCTACGATAATCCTGGACAATTCACAATCAACAAATATGAGACAATGCCCTTCTCAATCTCGGCGGTGAATTACAGCGCGAAATCTTCAGTTGATAAAGTTGAAATTGAAATAGGGAATGTTGATCTACAAATGTCCGCTGTGTTTCTTAGCGAGGACATTATGAACAAATGGGGAACTTTAAAGGTTGGGTTCTTTGACTCTGACAATCAGATTATTGACCAGACTTTTAAAGTTTTTGAGGGGTTAGTATCGACATGGAAATTAACAGAGCCTAAAGCGTCGATAACATTTGTAAATGAGTTTGTGTTGTGGAACAAGAAGACCCTGCGTAAATATCAATCCGCTTGTAGGTGGCCGTTCAAAAGCACCGAATGCGGATACACCGGCGCGGAAACATGGTGCGACCAGGGATATGCCCGATGCACTGCCCTGGACAACACCGATAATTTCAGCGGGTTTAGATGGCTTCCCGATCTCATGGAAAAACAAATCTACTGGGGAAAAACAACTTGAAAAACTTTGGTATCTTAACACGAAAATATATCGGGGCTCCATTTGCAGAGTATAATTGTCTTCAATTTGTCCACGATTTTTATACTGATGCTGGGATTGAAGTGCCTGATAAGTACAAAGAATATAGCCTTGAAACGTACATGAAGGATTGGGAGAAAGACCCAGATGGCATGATACGGGTTATGGTGGAATTATTTGAAACCATAGGCGAGGAGGCCGATGTCAAAAGTCTCAAGAAAGGGGATCTGATAGTCGTGCAATATAAATCATCAACTAAATTTCCGGCACTTTATATCGGAGCTAATAAAGCTTTAGCAGCGTCGCGGGAAGCTGGTGTCCAGACGTATATTTTGGGAGATGTGTTTGTACCTGTAATGGCAAGGAGGTTAAGATGCCAGCAGTAGGTTTAACATGGGGCGCTGTAGTTAAAATCATCGGTTGGGCAAGTGTTGCCTTCTCGCTCGCTCAGTCAATTAGCATCGCCGGTAAAAAGGCGCCCACATTTGGAGAGGAAGAGGATGCCGGGCGGCTTGTCAATACGAGATCGACAGCAGAGATAATCAGGATCCTTTACGGTAAGGGAAGGGTCGGTGGGAATCAGGTCTTTGCGACAACGACAGGAACGAATAACAAGTATTTACATTTGATTATGGGATTAAGTGAGGGGCCTGTCGAAGGGATTTATCAAGACACGGGCGTAGATCAAATCTTTTTGGACGGGGTGATATATACCGAATCGGATTATAAGGATGATTTCTATTACGAGTTTTTCACCGGGACATCAACACAAAATGTCTGTGCGACCCTCCACACCGCATACCCTGAGTGGACAGACTGCATGAGATATACAGCGTATATTTATTGTCGGTTTGAATATGACCGAGACAAATTTTCATCAATCCCCGACATAACGGCGATACTTGAAGGCAGCAAGGTTAAGAATTTCGCAACTGAAAGCGACTATGATTCTATGCCGTTGATTTATACCGATAATCTAGCATACTGTGTATATGATCTTTTGACTCGTCCAAGCACACGGGGCGGGAAAGGCCTTGACCCTACTCGTATTGATTTAACCTCTTTCCGTGATGCCGCTGATTACTACACGACATACGGGTGGAATTGCAATATGCCGGTATCAAGTAACAGGTCCATAGAAGACAATATTGCATCCCTGCTGGCTAACGGGCGGAGTGAAATTATTTATTCCGAAAACAAATTCAAGTTGCAATTTAGAGATACTAGGGAAGAGTCCGTAGTGATGCAACTCACGGAAGACGACATCATTCAGACCGGGAGCGAAAGCACGATTGAGATCTCTCCTTCCTCCACTCTATTTTCACGGCCTAACGCAATCAAGGCAACGTTCTTTTCCGCTAATAAAAATTACACTCAGGACGAAAAGGTATTCCAAGACGACGACGCATACGACACGGAAGGGGATTACCGGGAACAACAGATTGAATTGCTTGGCTTGGACTCTCTATCTAAAGTCATACCGATGTCATATTATTATCTTGAGCGGGCCCGGTGGGGGAATATCGTGGGTCTCACAGCGGGCAACAAAGCAATGTCCTTAGAGCCGATGGATCTGGTAGAAATTACACACCGGATGCCGGGCTGGACCAGCGAGACAAAGCCGTTATACAGGGTCGAATCAAGTCAAATAATGATGGATGGCAGTGTCGCTTTGAGTTTATTGCAGGAAGACGATGCCCTCTATAATGATGATTATGATATCGACGATCAGGAGCTTTTTATCACCGACCTTCTAAGCCCCTCCGCAGCGGTACAGTCGGTTATCAACGTGACCAAAGAGGAAGAGGTCTATTATTACCGAGACAGGAGCTTTACCCGATGGAAGATTGACTTTGATCCGCCTCCGGTAACCTCATATCCATTCTGGGACTATGCTGAAATCTGGGTGAAGATAGGGGCCGGGGATTATCGGTTTATAACAAAGGCCACTTCTGATTATGTGCTCGATCCGGTAGAAGAGGGCGAAACGTACTACATGAAAATTCGCTCTGTTTCCATTTTCGGCGTGAAGGAAAACTTCGATTCTGCCTATACGGTATCTCAGTACATTTTAGGGAAAACTGAACTCCCTGATAGCATGGTTGGTATTGTCGCAACGGCTGCGGGTGATACAGTCAGCGTGTATGGGGATGGAGTGTCGAATCCGGATGTTTCGGTATATGAATTAAGGATAGGCGATTCATGGGTTGGCGGGGTATTTATGGCTTCAAACGAAACACCCAACTTCCGCCTTGCTGGGGTGAAGCCGGGAACTTTTACTTTGTGGTGTAGTCCCAAAGACAACAGCGGAAACTATTCAGAAACTCCCGTATCCGCCTCCGTGACTGTCTTTTACCCGCCGGGATACTCGGACAAGAATACTTGGTCTTGGGATTACAACGGAATCGGTACACATGACAACACGGAATATGAATTGTACAGTGGTGATGATTGTCTTAAATGTAGCCATACAGCCGGAGTTTTGACTGGAACATGGACGTCTCCTGAATATGATCTTGGGTCGGAAAAGACCGTCAGGGTATGGGGCGACTTCTTGACAGTCTTTGTCTCGTCCGCAGTCACTTGGGAAGGGATATTCCCGGGGGCGACAACGTGGGCGGATAAGACCGACTCGAATACTCGATGGTACGAGCTTACCACTCCCGACGTAGCGGCGATCCTGAGTGCTAAAATCAAGTGGGGAACGGCTACGGGGGTTTATCCATTTGAGGCGGATTTCTTTCAGATACTGTCACCTGAATTTACGGCACGATATATCCAGATTGAAATTGAAATCACAGACCCGCAGGCCGATGCGAATTTATACATCAAAGAACTCAACATGAAAGCAGCATTTTGGAGCTAATATGATTGAATGTAAAATAGATAAAGTTGTAAATGATAAAAGTGGGCATGTGGTTTACATTCATGTGACCGATGCAGAGACAGGTGAGATATTAGACACGACCTGCGTGGCGTGGAAAAACAAGAAGGATTTCAAGGCGCAATTAAAGTCTAAAACCAAAAAGATCAGAGACAAGCATATGTCCAAAAAATCAAAAGAGGCAGAGGTTGAACAAGCCTTGGCCGAATTTAAGGAGGAACTTAATGTCACAGACATACACTGATAATTGTTTTGCCACAAATCACGGAGTCCAGACAGACATGCAAAATATTGAAAACAACTTTGTGGCATTGAAATCGACATTTTGGGGACCGGATGCTCCATCAGATCTCGTAGCCGGGATGTGGTGGGGTGATACAACAAATAAGATTATAAAACTGCGAAACGAGGCAAACAACGCATGGTTGAGTATATGGGATTTTGCGAATAACAAGCCCATTGTCACAAATATTGTCTCA